AAAATACTCTTTGCTTTTAACCGGATACCGCAAATGGACGGGGCCGATGCCGCGTTCCGGGCCCGGCTCAACGTGATTCCGTTCAAGGCCCATTTCACGGCCGACAAGTCCAAGTGGTCCGACGAGGATCACATCTATCGCCTGGACCCCCTGCTCGAACACCGCATGCACACCCCGGACATTCTTTCCCAGATCCTCTCCTGGGCGGTCCGTGGTGCGGTCCGGTTTTTCGCCCATGGGGCACCTGCCAAACCAGGGGCTGTCGCTGCCGAGACCGACGAGGCCATGGACGAGATGGACCCGGTTGGCGAGTTCATCAAGCAGGCCCTGATCATCACCAGAGGGGAGGACAAGTATTCCCGCACCCAGGCGGCCCCTATCTACGACTCGTTCGTCAAGTGGTGTAAAGAAGAAAAGCGGCTCTCGGACAAGTTCATCCGGTCCATGACCGTCTTTGGCTCCGACTTCAAAAACCGCCCGGAGATCAAGATCGTACCGCCCAAAAACATCCGGACGTACAACGTGACCATCCGGCCGGAGTGGGTAGCCGAGGATCTGGCTGAACAGCACCCCAACCCTCTAACCCTCTAAGTAGGGTCTTTCGACCCTTGCTTATATGGTTTGCATAATCATCTCAGGTCTTTAGATGTAAGGGAATGGGGTAACTTAGATACTTAGACACTTATACCCTTAATTATTTCAAATCAAAAAAAGAGAGATATATAGGGGCGTATATGCATACATATATATAAAGGTTTGCGCCCTAACCCTCTAACCCCTCTAAGTTGGCATGTAAGGTTTTGTTATGATTAAGAAAAAAGGTGAGACCCCCCCCTCTAAGCAGGGTCTAAGTAGGGTCTGTGACCCTCTAAGTTGGGGCCAGGTCGTTACCCTTCGACCCCAGAAAAAATCGCCGAGATTGTATGGTGGCGGCGGGGGAGAAAATGGAGGGTGTGGCCGTGGGTAAGGCGCTGGAGTGGCTGGGCGCGGATGGATGCCGGGCCATCGCCGACTCGATCCTTGAGGGCGTGGAGCATCGGGGCGGCGAGATCTGGGCGCATTGCCCCTGGCATCAGGAGAGCACACCTGGGGGGGCGTTTTCGTATTGTCCGGATCGCGACGTTGCCAAGTGCATGAGCTGCGGACAGGCAGGCGATTTGATCGCGGTCTATTGCGGCCTCAATGGGCATGACCCGGACAGCGCCGAGGGGTTCCGCGAGTTCCGGGACCGCTTTGCAGGGGATGCGGATACCACACCGCGTAACGTGCAGACTCGCCCGGCAACGCGGGAATGGTCAGCCAAAGAAGCGACCACCGCCCCGGCAATGTGGCACGAAAAGGCCGCCCTGTTCGTGGCCCACTCTGTCGAGCGGCTGGAGTCCATGCCTGATGTGCAGGCCGAGCTGGCCGCATGGGGAATCTCCATGGATACGGCCCGGCTGTGCCGGATCGGCTGGAACGACCGGGACAAGGCCGTACCACGGCCCGCGTGGGGACTGCCGGAGATGCTGCACGAAAAGACCGGCAAGCCCAAAAAGATCTGGCTCCCCAAGGGACTGGTCCTGCCCATGTACGATGACGGCAAGCTGGTTAAAATCAAGATCCGGCGGCCCGAGGCCCGGACATCATGGGGCGTGGATCTCAGATACTGGGAAGTGCCGGGCGGGGAAAACAACCGATTCCACCGCTACGGCCGCCCGCACTGGTCGGCATGGGTGATCGTGGAAACCGAACGCGACGCCGTGACCGTCTGGCAGGCCACGAGATCGATCCATGTCGGGGCCATGGGGATTGGGGGCGCGGCAAAACGGCCAGCATCGGATGTGGTCGGCATCCTGCGGCAGGCATCGGTCATCCTGGTGGCCCTGGATCTGGATGACGCGGGAGTGACAAACTCGTGGAAATTCTGGGCCCGCGAGTTTCCACAGGCCATCCGCTGGCCAGTGCCTCCGTCCATGGGAAAGGATGTGGGGGATGCGGTCCGAGATCACGGGCTGGATGTGGCCGCCTGGGTCCGCGAGGGCATCCCGTCGCATGTCTGGCGGGATATCGAACGCGGCATCGACCGGGAGCAGGCCGCAGAGGCCGCGCCCGCGGTCAGCGTCAGTGTCGATCTCTATGGCGATCCGACCATGCCCGCGCCCCTGCGCGAGCTCCTGGGGTTGGTCCGGGACTATCCCTTTCAGCTCGCCACCGACCGCCGCCAGGTCCTGGTGGACCAGCTCTGGGCCCGGACAAAGCAGGATCGATGGGCCCTCTATCGCCGTGCCGCCTGGCTCCTGGAGCAGGACGGGGTTCATGGTTTTTTGGCCGGATGCGGGGTCGATCTGGTCCGGGCAAAGAATCTGGACAAGGCCGTTGCCGCATACACGGCCGGGAATCGCTCGGTCCCTGGCGAGATACAGGAGATGTACGAGATCCTGCAAACTGGCCCCATCACAATAAACCGCGACACACTGCGCGTGGATTATGACCTGCAATGGTCCGGATACAGGGATAACTGGGGTCGGATCTGCCGCTTGAGCAATGAGCTGTTGATCAACAAAGACGTGCTCGCATGGATCGCCCGGCATCCGGCCGAGGTGATTAGTGCGGGGAATTTTTGGGGGGAAAAGTGATGCGATGGATCGGAGAAAGGATAAACATACGGAGGGGAAAAGATGAAACGCCCAGAGGCTGAAATTCTTGAAGACATCCGTCTTTTATACCGGGGCACATACCCGAACGTTATCTATAACTTAGCGAAAAAGATAGAGGAACTGCAAAAGAAGGCTCAAAAAGGGGGAGCCGTGAACCAATTTGAAGCCATGTCTCAAAAAAAAGATCAAGTGCGATATTTGCGGATCTCTCATGATCCCGATGTACGGCGGCGGATGGGACAACGACCGGATGTGTTGCATAGATAGAGATTGCGGCGCGGAAATTGTTTTTCCAACAAGTACGGAGGTGGAGGAAACAAAATGACAAACATCGAACAAATCAAGGAAAAATGCACACCCCAGGAGGCGGCCGAGCTGGCCATCCTGCACAATGCCAGGATCTCGTGTCTCAAGGCGTACAAGGACGAGCCCACTGCCGCGCACAAGAGAGATCTGGATGCCGCATCCCAGGGGCTCGATGATCTGGTGGAGCGGTTGGCGGCCGCGTATCCTGATGACCAGGCCCAGGGGATAGATGCTGTGCCGGGTGACCGCTGGCTCTCCAATCTGCTGGAATGCTCGGCATGGCTCAATGAACTGGGGTACAAGGTGGGCAAGTCCAAGCTCTACAACGACCGGGACAAGGGCCTCCTCTACGTCTGGCCGGATAAGCGGGTCTACAAGTCGGACGCCGAGTTGTACGCCCGCAAGCATCTGACCCTGGGCAAGTCCGTGGACGTGGCCGATCCGGCGACCAGGGATCTGGAGCAGCTGCAGCGCGAGAAGCTCCAGGGCGAGGTGGCCCGGCTCAAGGCGCAGATCGACAAAATGGAGTTCGAGATGTCCAAGGATCAGGGCAAGTACATGCTCAAGGGTGATCTGTACCGGGAGATGGCATCCCGCTGGATGGTCATGGATCAGGCCATGACCCATTTTTTCAGGTCCGCGGCCCCGGATCTGGTCGCCTGCGTGGATGGCGACAAGGCCAAGGTGCCCGATCTCCTGGACAAGCTGCTCTCCATGCTCCGCAGGGAACTCAACGAGTTTGCAAATACCGAGAAATTCCATGTGATCGTCGTTGACGACGAGGAGGACGCAGCAGTCAATGCGTAGACGGCCGGTCACATATCGGGTCAAAAGATCCGCCCTTACGGCCATGCCGCCATGCCTGGCCTCCGCCATGGGGGCCATGCACGGCAACGCGGCACTGGATCTGTCCGCATCCGAGCGACGGGTCATCCGTAAACCGGCCATGATCCCCGTGTCCGAGTGGGCCGAGAAATACCGCATGGTCACCAAATCGGCACTGCCCGGGGCGTGGCGCAACGAGACCACGCCCTATCTGGTCGGGATCATGGATGCGGCCGTGCATCCCTGCGTCGAGACGGTCATTGTCTGCAAATCGCCCCAGATCGGCGGCACAGAGATCATGCACAATTTCGCGGGCCGGTGTGTCGATGTCGATCCAGGCGACATCCTGTACGTTTTCCCGGACGACAAGATCGCCCGAGAGAACGCCAAGGATCGCATCCTGCCGATGATCAAGTCATCGTCCAGACTGCGCATGTACCGCACCGGCCGGGACGAGGACGAGGCATCCACGCGGATCAACCTGCGCCACATGACCATCTACACGGCATCGGCCCATTCAGCGTCCCAGTTGGCCAACAAGCCGTGCAGATACGTTTTGTTTGATGAGGTGGACAAGTACCCGGACACAGCGGGCAAGCGCGAGGCC